ATGGTCTGCATGGCGTGAGCGGAGGTGATCTGATCCCGAGGAACAGGATTCTCCCACTCCTTCGAGAATGCCTGAGGAATCTCCCGACCCTCGTGCTCGATCACTCCTTCGCCGAGGCGTCGCCCAGAGGCGCGCTCGGCTTCCTGAAGGATTGCCGTAGCGTAGTCTGCATGCTCATCAATGATCGAGCGGTGATCGGTGGCCTGATCCTGAAGCCTGGCAAGATCCGAAGGGTCGTGATTCTTTTTGCTCTTCAGCTTCTCGATCTGCTTCTCGATATCGGCAAGCGCTGAACGCTCATCGGAGATGCGAGACTGGATAAGAGGCCAAGCCTGATTGACCTTGATCTTCTCGGTAGGCAGGCCCTGAGAACGGGCGGCTTTGACGCCCGCCTCGTCCAGAATCTTCACACGGTCCAGATCGAGAAGCTTCTTGCCCGGAGTCGTGGAAGTGTAGCTCCCCTTGCCCGCGAGAGCATACAGTTGCTGACCACGGTTGAGCATCCAGTTCGTGCCACCCCTTCCGGAGTCGGCAACCGAAGACATGATGCCGAACTTCACCGCACTGGCTACTTGCTCCTCGCTCATCGAGCGAAGAACGTAACCGGGGCGGAGGAGGGTGGCAGCCTTCCAGACCGTATTGATGGAGTCAAGCACCGTAGCAATCTGGCTCTGGTCCCCACCACTTGCCCGAAGAGACTTCAGGAGACCGGAGTTCCTGGACAGGAGGCGGTCAAGCTCCTTCACCGGAAGGAGCGGTTCAGCCATCTGAAGCTGAGTGCGAGCCAGGGGCGAAACTACATAGCCTTCACCATCCTCAACGTGGTCAACACGGTTAGCCTTGGTCATCCCTTCTGCGCTGTCAGCGACAGCGGCAGAGAACATCTGGTCAGGATTCTTGTTCCCAGTCAATGCCATCATGGTCTTCTGGAATCCAACCTGCCGCATCTTGTTGATGGTGGCAGCAGTCTGCGGGTCAAGGCCATGAACCGAACCGGCCATGTGCTCGACCACTCGACCCTGGATATCTTCCAGAACCTTGGACCGGGAGACCTTGTCCCCCGCCTGCGAATATGCCTTGATCATGTCCAGCCTGGTGTCCCGGCCGAGGCCGGGAACCTGCTTCAGCATGTCAGCGACACGCGTGTAGGCATCGTCATCGTTGTGGTTGATGAACCGTTCGGGAGTCCGCTCTCCGAAAGACTGAACCACACGAACAGCGGGAGAGTAGAAGCCGTTACGGACAAGCCTCGTAGCGAAGCCGCCCGTAGCCTTGTCACCCTTCCCCGCCCCAAGCTTATTGATGGCCTTGGTTCCAGCCTTCTCGACATCCCGCAAGGCCAGAGGGCCTTGCCGGTACAGGGACTTCAGGGTGCCGAACATGTTGGGATCGCCAGTGGAGAAGTCATCCACCTTCGTGGCCAGACTCCCCAGAACCGAACCATAGTACTGGCTCTTCTCTTGCAGCCCGGTCAGCTGAGTGTCCATCTCGTCAAGCTTGCCAGCCTTCCACTCCTCAGCCCGAAGAACATCAGCGAAGGAAGTGTTAGCAGCGGCCCCCATGGGCCGCATGCCATTCAGTCCATGCTGTGCGGCTTCGCCGTAGACTTCAGCCTTCTTGGCCAGCTCTCCATAAGTCTTGTCCCAACCGGACTGCCGAGCGCCAGACTCAAGCGGGCGGGGAGGGATTTCGGTGAGAAGGGGGAAGTTTCCGGGAGCCTGTTCGCCGGTCACGAAGGAGCGGTACATCTCATTGTCGAACTTGGCCGAGTCCACCAGAACCCGGTTGTCCTGCATCTTGCCCAGCCGAGTCATCAGGTCGGCGTTGTTCTCCACAATCTCGGCAGCGGCCCTGTTGTCCCCCATGGCGAAGCGGAGGACGAGAGGCATCTCGTCCCTAGACGTTCCAGACAGAACCTGAGAGATCTGCTCCTTGGCGGGATTGACCCTGCGGCCACGACCCCAGATCGGGTGCTGAGCAATCTCGGCGGCAGTCTTGCCGTCAGCCCAGTCGAAGAAGCCGTTGATCCGGGTAGAGCGAGACGCCTCTTCGGGCGTCTTCGCCATCTTGTTCCCGATAGCCGTGCCGATCTTGTCAGCAACAATGTTCACGCCGGAGACGGAGCGGGATTCACTCGCACGTTCCCCAACCTGAATCGACCTTCCAGCCTTTACGGCGGAACTGGCAACCTTCACCCCAGCGTACAGAGGATCTGCACCCATGCTGATCATAAAGTCCAGGGCTCCGGTACCCATCGTGTAGGTCCAGCCCTGCTTCGACCGCCAGTAGTTCGTGTCGTACAGGAAGCGTTCGGTGTTCCGCTTGACGGCCTCAGAGTCGGCGCTGTCGGCGCCGCCTGCGGCAAACCCCAGGGCAGTGTTCTTGCCTGCGGCGTTGGCGGTGTTCTCGTAGTTCGCAAAAGCCTGGGCGGGCGAGATGTTCTCCGCCTTGCCGTAGGCGTCGTTCCACTCGTCACCGCTCATCAGCTTGTCTACGCCGCCCTTCCAGAATCCACCCTCGGCAAGTTCGGCCTTGGATGCCTGGATCAGAAGCGTGGAGAGCGGCTGAGAGACTGCGTTGGAGTAGAGCCAATAGGCTCCAGTGGCAAGCTTGTCCACCGGATACCAGACGGCCTTGCTGACACCCTTCACGATTCCCCAGCCGGGCACCTTGGAGAGGTTCTCGTCCAGCACTCCGAGGTTCAGGGCGAAGGCGCCCATGAACCCGCCACGGGCAGCCCTGGCATACTGAGCCATCTGTTCCTGCTGAGACAGCAAAGCGTCCGGCATCGTGCCAGCGATGACGGCAGAATTGGGATCAGAGAAGAGGGCCTGGCCAGCATCGGACATGTCCTGGTTCCACCAGGCAGACTTCGGTTGACCCGAAGAGTCGTTGCCCCAGAAGCCAAGATTTCCCTGGTACCCCAGGGAGGGGATCTCGCCAGCCATACCTTCTCCTTACATCTTGGATCTGAGTTCCCTCACCATGTTCCTTGCCGAGTCACTAGAGCCCGGTCGGTCTGCCATGAAAATGAGTGGAACCAGATACGAAGCCATATAGTTATCCTGAGGCTGAGAGCTGCTCAGCGCTGACATGCCAGCTCCGGCGCCAGCATCGGCGCCGTCCGTTACCGGAGTGCCAGCCATAGCGCTGTCTGCGTCAAGTGGGATCACGTTGTTCGCAGCATTGCCGAACAGGTCGTTGAAGTTCATGCCCTGGACATTCTGGGTTCCAGGGAGCGGAGCAGCAGCAAGCTGCTCCTGATAGGCGGCTTGCTCTCCATAGTCCGGATTGTCGAGAGAGCGGTTTGCCTCACCCACCGCCTTGTCGGTCCTCTTGGAGAACTGTCCAGGCCCGCTAACTGGGGTCGTCATAACCGCTCACCACCTCAAAGAACTTGGACTCTTCCATCTTGTGCTCCCGATGCTGAAGCAGGAGGGTTGTGGCGGTGGAGAGGGTGTCCTCGACTTCCGCCACAATGTTGTGCAGCAAGTCAACGGCAAGGACGATGAGACTCCACTTATCGTGCCTCTGTGCTTCAGGTCGATCGATCACTTCTTCGTCGAGTTCATCGTCCATTGCCATCTCCTTACTTGGCCATCGTTCCGCCACCACGAGTCATCCCCGTGGTAACGAGAGTGTCCTTCGTCCAGCCAATCGAACCAGACGTGCCATTGAACCGAGGCTCACCCTCGTTGGTGGACGTCATAGGAGCCGCAGTGTGCGGCTCCAGCATCCGACCCTTGAGCGACGCCCAGTCGCCCTCAGGGCCATGGTCACCTGCGAACCAGGTACCGTCTGCCATACTTACTCCTTATATAGGGGACTGACGCTGCGTCCGAGCTGACATGATGGCCTGCCCGTTACTTGTCAGTCCTGAAAGCAGAGACATCAGATCTGCGCCCTGCGCTTGCTCTGGGGCGCCTGGAGCGCCCCCTGCGGCTCCAGGAGGAGCCTGCCCTTGTCCTGGTCCACCGGGAGGCTGTCCGCCTCCCATGAGGGCAGCCAGGGGGTCTTGTGCCTGCTGCGCAGGTTGCAGCTTGGGGGTGAATACCTTAAGCACCGCATCGTGCACGGGTTCGCCCTTTTCTCTGAGCTTCATCAGGTCGGCCACTCGCTTGAGAGCTTCGACCGGGTCCTGCCCCTGAAGCGCCATCTGGGGGATGGCGCTTGCGTACGCCATGATCCCCTGCTTGAGTGCATCAGTGATCTGTTCCGTGTCGATCTGCTGCTGCATCTGAACGACGTCGATGTTCATGGGAAGCTGACGCTGGAAGAAGTCCCGAGAGATCAGCTGATCCCCACGGAGCTGAAGCAGGCCCACGATGGCCCTGGCAGGATCTTGGCCAGCAGCGAACCCGTAGGTGACATCCACCGTGTGGTCACCATCGATGTCCTTGCTGGGCGTGTAGGTCTCCTCGAAGGGAGTTCCCTGAACCGTGCCACGGATCGTGCGCTTATCGTTCGGCCAGAGCCTCTCATCCATCTCGAAGGCCAGCTCGATGGCTACCCGGAAAGCCTCGCCTAGAACCGTCTGCCCTGTGGTGATGACTGTATTGAAGCCACCCATCAGAGCTTGAACGCCCTTGCCTGTGATGATGCTGGCATCCATGTTTCCGCTACGGGCTTCCGGAGTGCGCGTTCCTACGCGCATCTCCTGTTCGAGGAGGGCGGCTTCCTGGAAGGCGTACTGAGGAATGTCCCGACTGGGGTAGGTGACGCCAGCAGGGTTGTCCGTACGGATGACTGCGTCATCCCCAAACGTCATCTTCTGCACATCGCGAGGGACAACCAGCGGAGCACGAACAGCCTTCTCTGTGGCCTCAAGGCCAAGCAGGGCAATGCGGCTCTTGGCGAGCTGAACCCAGATCATGTCATCGAACGCACCACGAACTTCATTGTCATAACCGGGACGCCTGCCAATGGAGGCATACACCTTGCCGAGAGGATTGGGTGTTTCCTGGCAGATCTGGTTGCTCAAATTGGGAAGGTAGATGAGCCAGCGGTCAGCATCCTGATACTTGACCACCTCGATCTCCCTATGCTCCCAGCCGGTCATCGGCCCTCCAGTCTCGTTCGACTGGAGCTGGCGGAGGAGGAAGGGGAACTTGGAGACGAGGTGGATGGCCTCTTCACGGTAAACCTTGGCGAGGCTCTTGAGCTTCCCGAACATGTCCGTCTCGGCGTACACGCCCCTCGGGTTCTCCACCCTGATCATGGGACGCTTGTTCTCGAAGTCCGGCTCGATGACATAGATGCCGATACCGTACGTCAGGTAGTGATCCGAGATCTCCACCTGGCCTCCCGCCAGGAGGCGGGAGCACTGTATGTAGTGGTTGGCAATCTTCGTCTTCTTGCTGTTAAACTTCTTCGCCTTGTCCGTGGTGAGGATGCCGTTCGAACAGTTGACGCTCGGCATGACACCCATCACCTCCGCCATGTCCCTGGCAGAAGTGTCGATCAGATTCGCCACGATGGGCTTGGGCCATGCGTCAGGCATGGACCCTGGAATGACTGTATCCACATCACCAGAACGCACATCGTGCACATTCCGGTGACGCTCATCTCGTTCAGCAGAAGCCCGGCGAAGTGCTTCGACCTTCTTGAAGATTGATTCTGTAGTGAGCATCGCCGTCACCTCCAACTACTTGGGGGAAGCGACCTTGAGGCGCTTCCACGTTTCGGGGCCAGGGTAACCGTCAGCGTTCTTGCCAGCCCAGCCCTGCTTCACCTGGAACCACTTCACCGCAGACCTGTCGGTCTGCGTGAACTCGGGACCGGGTCCAACCTTGTAACCCTTGTAGCCAGCTCGCACCAGAGCCTTACCCATCTCCGTGATGATCGGACTCTTGCGTCCGATCTTGAAGAAGGTCACGCCGGGATAGGGGGCGTATGTGGGGGTCGGTCTAGGGGTCGAGTTGGAGCCGAACAGATTGGGCATGGGGCCCGGGTCGACGTGATCGTTACCGGGCACCTGGTTGTGCCCGTAATGGCCACTTGAGTTGAGCCAGGCTGAAAGGCTGACCGTATCGCGACTGAAGCCCGTGGGAACTCCACCAGGCCAGACATCTGCCACGCCAAGACTGCGGAGCCAGGCAACGACCTTGTCGAGATCCTTGCAAGGAGTGTCCTTGACAGACGCATACTTCTTCCCGCCTACCGTCTCACCTTCGGTGAAGACGATCTCGATCTGAATGTTGTACTTCCCAGTCCGGTTCGTCCGCACATCGCCAGCATTCTTCAGGGCTAGAGCCCGGGAGTTGGCGGGGAAGAACTGGGCGACCTCGCCACTGAAAGGGTCCCACAGAAGATGCGGAGCCACTCCGGCTCCGCCCTGCGTAAAGTAACCCACGTGAGCGCTGTAGGACCAGCTCTTCGGATTGGAAGTCGTGTGCCAGGTGGCGCGTGGAGCGCCACCCTCCATGGCCCCAGTGTTGCCGATGAGATGTCGGGAAGCCCCGGGCATCAGCATGTCTGCCATCAGTTACTCCAGTTCTGTAGGACCCCATCAGCAGCCATTCCCTGGCTCAGGTAATCGAGGTCGATCGTAAGGGTTCGTTCCTTGTCCCTGGGGGACTGATAAGAGTTGCCGAGATGGAACACGGTCTCGATGTCATTGACAAGCTCCCTCGCCCTGGTCTCCGCAAACCAGAGAGCCATCACAGTATCCTGCTTGGCCTTGCTCTGAGGGAACCAGACGACGAGCTGTTCAACGAGGGCTTTGACGCCCTCGTTCTGAGAGCGGGAAGGAAGCCTGATCAGACCCTTGCCCTCAAGGGCTCCATCGAAGAGCATCGACATGGAGGCGACACCGAAGTCGATGTCGTTCTTGTTGTTGCCGGTAAAGTGCTCCTTGAGCAAAGTGCCACGGCTTCCGAGGAAGTTCCTCAGGTCACGGTTCTGGGTCACCATCAAGTTCATCGCGTTCTTCTCGATGACCCACTCGTGCATGTGGTACTTGGCCGTCCAGTCCTTCAGCTTGTCGAAGAGGTCGTCAGGCTTCTGATTCGGAGCGGTCCAGACGTCGAGGACGTGCCGCACTCCGGACATTCGATCCACACCAAGAACGACGGCAGCAGCATGTCCGGTGATAGCCGGGTCAAATCCTCCGACCACATACAGGCCGTCCATGCCGTGCGCTCTATGTCCCGGTGCCCCAGGGGACATGAGACCCGCAGCTCGCATTCCGTCGATAGAAGCCGCAACTTTGTTCGCTGGGAAGATCGCATCCTCAACCACCTGCTCCTGCTGGTAGACCATCTTCCAGTTCTGGGGCGAGCTGGTGGCTCGCCGTCTCGCTAGAGACTTTCCTGAGTGCCAGGGGTAAAGTCCGTCTGGCCCTGCTTCCACCAGTCGTCTTGCTCCCAGCGATACCGGGGGTCGGTTGGTGAAGGGTGCGAGAACAGTCCAGTCGTCGGGTGAGTCTGCGAACTCAAGCACGGCGGGCTGGGTGAGATAGGTCCAAGGGGACTCTTCGTCCTGTCCATACCACTCAGGCTTCTGGATCTCTGAATAGAGTTCCACAGGAGCGAGCCGTGTTCCAACGAGTAGAAGCGTACCCCCTGGGTAGGTGAGTCGGTTGATGACCTCTCGCTGAATCCAGTCGATCTGCTTCTCGAACTCATGGGCGTTCTTCCCCGTCACGGTGTCATCAAGGATGATCAGGTCTGCACGGTTGCCGTAGATCTGGCCGTTCATGCCAAGAGCCTGGACGGTGGGTGTAGCCTCACCACTGTCACGAGCTTCAGCGTTCACGTAGATGCTGTCGGCGGTCCAGGAGGCAGAGTTGGCATCGAAGCCGCCATCAGGAGCAAAGTCCATCTGAAGCTTCCTGTAGGCGTGGTTGGCTCCCGCCAGGCGATCCTTGATCGCCCTCAGGAACCTCTTGGCCATCTCCTGCGTCTGGGACACGATGATGATGCGGATGTTCGGATCTTGGCAGATCCGCCAAGTTGTGTAGTTGACCGTGATGGTCGTAGACTTCGCATGCTCCGGAGGAGTGTTCACGATGATCATGCCAGGGTCTCCCGGCTTGTAGACCTGAGTCTCGTGAAGGTTCCTCGGAGGACGTCCCTCAAGGACGTCGTACCACTGAAGCTGATGGTTGAACAACTGAGTGTCCAGGTACTCCATGCAGAAGTCCGGAAAGTCCGGCATACCCTCCCGAGCCTCACGGCTCGTGTCGGGGTTGGACATCAGCTTCACTCGATCATAGTCCGCCTTGAAGCTCATGTCGGAACTACGGTAGTACTGAACAGTCTGAGGAGTGATCCCCAAGTCCCTGCAAGCCTCGACGACAGTCAGCCCCTGCTTCATGTAGGAGAGGACGGTGTCCTTCTTCTGCTGAGCTGTCCGGTTGACCTTCCTGCCAGGCTTCTTCCGGATCTTGGCAGAACTCACCTCACCAGTCTCAGGGTCTATGTAGACTGTCGCCATCTTGTAGCATCTCCTTGTCGTCCAAACATACTATATAGATAATGTGTCACTGTGCACGACTCGTAGATCTTATAAGCTACAGGATCTCCACGGCCGATGGGCCGTGGAGCTTATGGCGGTGAGTGAATCAGGAAGGGAGTGACTGGTGGTTTGGAAGCTAGGTTCCTGTAGGTAGGCCCTTCAGGGGCCTACCCTTATAGTGTGTATGGAGTCTAACGGTGAGCCCTGGGGGGCTCACCTGTAGTCAGTCTGTACCACCGTCTACCTTGTATATATGTACACATATAAGGTAACCCCCCATCTGTACAATTTATCAAGCTAGGCCCTACAACTTTACCATCTCTTGACCAATGTTATACGGAGGGTAGCCTGAGGCTACCCTCCTGGTATACGTAGAGTAACTGTTAGGGGGTGTTGCATGACAAATTTATGTGGGGTCTCACACACTCCCTCCCGCCCCAGATTAACAACCCCCGGGTCCGTTCTGTCACTCTGTGTCCTGACATGGTCACAGATGTGTGGATGTGTCCGGTTCCGTGGTGATGTGTCCAGATCTGGGCAGTGCTCGGACGAGCAGAGGTGGGATCAGGTGAGCATGTCATGACATGGTAGGGGGATCGTTCATGTATGTGTACAGCTGTCCATGGATGTGATGCATACACATGCGTAGGTCTGCATATGTGTGCATGTTGCACAGTAGTGTGCAGATTGTGTGTACATTGTGTACATTTTGTACAGATTGGGGCCAGGTGTGGGGGTGGACTATGTCCTGACATACTTACATGCCTGCATCCTGACATACCAATCAGTATGTCCTGACATACTTACATCCTGACAGCAGGGTATGCACAGATGAGCACCACTACCGCTCACATGGGCAGCCTTCACGTGAACAGGGAGGGAACACGCGCGCGTGTAGGGCCACTGCAAATTCGGACACCAGAGGACACACCTGGCCCTGTCCGTCATGCACCTTTCCTCCCCGCCGCAGCTTCTAGCCTGCAAGTCTCGACAGGTGATACGGACATTGGTGCCCAGAACGGGCCTGAGGGGCTTTGCTAGGGCCTTCCAGCCTGCAACCGTCTCCCAGTACCAAGGGCCTCTCAAGAGGCCCTCAGAAGGGCACACAGGGCTTCTGTGCAGGTGGGGAGCTTCTGGGCTTCGACGATGTCCGGACATGTCCATCTGTACCGGAACCCTTGAAGGAAATTTATGTCCAGGTATGTCCTGATTCGGGTGTCCTGGTTTGGGGGCTTTGCCCCTTCACTCCCCGCCGTAGAGGCCGTTCGCGGCCTCCTTCGCATCTGCCATCTGGTCTAGTTCTGGTTGTCAGCAGGACGAACCAGCAAGACCGGTTCTGAGGGCCGACAAGCCTTACCTCAACTGAACAGTGAGCGACTCATTGACATCCCTTCGGGGACTGTCGTACGGTCCTCTCAGTCAGAGAGCGACGGAACACCTAGACCGCACTCAGTGCCTAAAACGGGGTGAACTTAGCTCGGACCGAGGGGCTTGACAGAACCGGAAGGTGATGGAAGAGTCGCTCTCAGCGAAGCTACGTAAGGTTCGCAAGTACGGAAAGAGGTTCTCCGAACCGCGCCAGGTCAGAGGCATTCTGACAGGCGCACTCCCCAAGGGAGTGCTTGGAGAGCTGACATCCCAGACCTACAGTCAGCGTACTGTGGGCCCGGCCGCCAAGACGTGTGGTGGCTTGAACGGCAGCTTCACGAGCTGATGTCCTGCCAGCCGAAGCGTGGGCGTGAACTCGACACGTGGACCTGGAAGTGGTCGTTACTTGAGAACTCAAAACATGTGAAGACCACCCCTTCGGGGGTGGCCGCACACAAGTAAGCCTTGTGTGCGTCTCTCTTACTTCCCTTGATTGGGGCTCGGCCGGTGGTTCGCTGTCGGCTGAGCCTCAGGGTGTGGGGTGAGGTGATGGCAGGGCTAGTTCCCGTACATGCCTCGCCCCCCGCCCAATGGACACACCTTCGTGTGTCCAGGTCAAAGGGAGACAAGATGATCGACATGGTTGCGGAAATGAACAAGGTCACGGGTCAGTTCGACCGTGGGCTGATCACCGCCTCGGAGTGCATTCAGGAACTCAACGACATTGCCAAGCGCAAGGGTGATGAGGTCCGGAGGACGTACACCTACATGGCTCTCACGGACGGGAAGGTGAACCTCCATATGGAGGACTTCACCTTCCATGACGTGGCCGAGTCCGAGAGGTGCTACGACTGTGAGCACAGCGAGGGCGAATGCCCCACGGACAAGTTCCTGGAAGAGCTGAACCTGTTCGGCAAGGCCATGCGAGTCGATGGCCCGTACGGCGTCGAGATCGTTACCATCTGCTACGTCAATCAGTGACATCTATGAGCGCACCGCTTCGGCGGTGCGTTGATGGGGCATCACTGCCTGATTCGAGGGAGAGAATATGAAACGCTGTGAAGTCCGGGCCCGTGCGAGGGTCAAGGGCAAGCAATGGGGCGTCTTCACCGCCGTAGGGGCGAAGTTCCTCATGGACGTCCGCAAGGACGATGAGGGGCTCTATTACTACCGCCTGAGGAGCATGCGACGTGAGTCGCGTCCCTTCAAGACGCTGAAGCGTGCCATCGAAATGGGCTTGACCAAGTCATGAGGTGATCCACCATCTTGTTCGGCCACGTCTTGAACGTGGTCGTTCATGTGCCATGGATCATGAGCACAGGAGAAAGAGGAGAGTTCATGTACCCCGAAAAGGGTGACACCGTAGCCAACACCTACGACGACGACTTGGGTACCGTACTTCAGGTGGGCCGAGACGACGCGCAGGTCAGTTGGGAAGACGGCACGGTCACGTGGGAGACGTTCGGAACGTTCGGCGTCGATGGTGGTACGTGGTGGAAAGTGGAAGCCTGATGTTCCACCTACATCACTGGAACAAGTGGCATATGGTGACCATCGGATACAGATCCTCCGGCAGTCACGAGATGCGAATGCGTACCTGCAAGAAGTGCGGCAAGACCCAAGCGAAGGAAGTGTTCTGATGCGAGTCAAGATCCTGACTGGCTTCTATGCCGGTCGTGAGGGCATCGCGAAGGAATTCGACGCCGAAGCCGAGGGCTTCTACGGCGCCGGTCGGGAGTTCGGCGTCGATGTCCTCAACCCGGACGGAAGCGCCCGCCGCGTTCTCGCTACCGTCAAGAATGGCGCTGGTGAGGATGTGGTGGTGTACGAGGTGGGCTCGGTCGGCTCCGGTGGATTCGTCTTGAGCTCCACCAACCACACTGCCGCCATGACGGCTTCGCGATTCGGGAAGTCCTCCACCAAGTGGGAGCCGAAGAAGTTGACCGGCCTCACGCTGGCCGACAGGATGGGCAAGACCGAAGTGTTCTTCGCCCGTGAGGCGTGGGGCGAAATTCAGCTCTGGTGCGTTGAGGGCGAATCCACGCACGCCTCCCTGGAGTACTGGACCGAAGACGGCTACAGCAACTTCCGGCCCGCCCTCACGGCGCTGAAGGAGCCCATGGACATCGAGTGGGCTCAGGGCATCAAGTAGGATCAGGTTTCTGTGACTAGGGGGAGCGCTCACCTTCGGGTGAGCGTTTCCACAGCATCACAGATGCTGAAACAAGAGGAGAGAGAATGAGCAACTTTAAGCTTGTCCAGCACCTGACGGGTTACGTAGGAGACGCTCGCGTCTACTCGGACGGCGAGCGGCATGTCATGGTCAGCCGCGCTGACACGTTCGATCGCGGCGACGAGACCATGATCTTCTCGTGGGATGCTGTGAAGGGTAAAGTCGACAGCTGGTTGGACCTGTACGCCGGTTACGGCGTGACCCACGAGGAAGCCCTTCTGGAGTGGCAGCAGGATCAGTGACCAAGGTTTGTCAGCCTCTCGCAGGCTGGCATTCCCGGCATCACTGCTCAGGTGAGGCTGAAAATACGTTCGCAATAACGAACGAAAGAAGAGAGAATGCGTAACATCGAACAGATCAAGCGCGACCACCGAGCCATTGGTGGTCACTGGTTCGACCCCGACTCCATGAAATTCTTCAGGACTCGGCTGTTCGAGCCGACGCGCCTGACGGATGAGGGCGAGCTGTTCATCTCTTCGGACAGCAACGGCTCCGACCCTCGTGCGTACACTGTGCGACTGGCGCGGCCCACCGGAGAGATCCAGACGGCGTCCGGCTTCATGTACTATGGCACGAAGAGGCGGACCGAAAGGGCTATCCTCTCTGGCGCCTATGGTGGAGAGGATCTCCTCACCCGCTACCGCTGGATCATGTATCTGAACCACCCGATGAGCGGCTTCGAGGTGGAGCGCATGGAGAGCCTTGAAGGGGCGAAAGACGCCTTGCATCACTACCAGGTCGCCACCGGCATGAATGACTCCGACGCCAGCCTGTACCCCTACACCGCCGAAGACTGGGCGGAAGCCCGGGAGTACGAGGAGATCGGGTGCCCCTTCGACTACCCGAGCTACATCGTCGAGAACGGCCCCCGTGGGGGCATCAAGGTGGTGCGGGCCTGATGGACGCCGCACTGATGATCGCCGCTGGCGTTCTCGCCTTCATGTTTCTCAAGGGTCTCATCGACGGATGGAAAGACAACTGACCATGACCAGGGTGAGCGCACCGCTTCGGCGGTGCGTTGACACGGCATCATGGATATGTGCCGAACACAGAGGGAGAGAGAAATGATCAATCTCACGTATGAGGACGCCGTGAAGTTCGCCCGTGAAGCGGTTGCTGAGCAGGGTGAGGACTTTGTTTACGACTCCGAGTACCGGTACAGGGGTCAGTGCGTCTACGCCAAGCGCACCGTGGATGGTAACGTCGTTCCGTCGTGCCTGGTGGGCGTCGTGCTCGCCAAGGCCGGTCTGGACATGAACCTGATGGTGGCCGACAGTGGCACCAGGGGCGGTCCCTATGCCTATGGCGGCGCCTCGGCCGTTATCGCGTTGATGCGGGAAGCGGGCCACATTCAGGCCAGCCCGAAGGCGGTGGAGTTCCTGACCCACGCCCAGTGCGAGCAGGATGCTTACGAGACTTGGGGTGCGGCGATCTCCACAGCTATCCGAATCTCTAACTCCGAGTAGTCATGTTTACGGTCGGCTTGACCGACCGTATTCACGGTTCACTCGGAACCGAAGTAACGCAGGGAGAGAGTATGGCCAAGGCCAAGGTTCAGAAGTCCGAAACTGTCGTGACTCTGGAGCTGAACGGAGAGGAGGCAGGATACTTGCTTGATCTCCTCTCCGCCCATGTGGGTGGCCCGCTCACGCTTGAACGCGAGCCCCTTGGCTCCATCCGCGTGGCACTAGCGGAGGCAGGGGTGGAACGGCGGTACGCCTTCAACACCGCCTATCAGGGCCACTACGCAGTGCTCTACCACGCGAACCCGAACTCCGTGAGGATCTACCCGGAAACCGACGACCCTGACGAGACGTTCTTCCCCGCCAACTGACTCGCGACCAGCATTCGTGCGTATCTCGCATACGCACGTTTGTGGCATCACGAAGATGTCAAGAACAAAGGGAGAGAAAATGAACCCGGAACTCCAGGCCAGGTGGGTTGCCGCTCTCAGGAGCGGCAGCTACAAGCAGGGTCGTGGCAGCCTCTGGCGCAGTGACAGCAACACCTACTGCTGCCTTGGGGTGCTGTGCGACATCAGCGGTATGGGTGAGTGGGTTTCGCCAAACAGTGGCGCGATGATGGGATACCAGTTCGGTAACGAGCTGTCGCAGTTCTCCCTCGTTCACCCCATACTCGATGCTGTCGACCTGAATTTCGTCGAGGTCAACGAGCTGATTAGCTTGAACGACGCTGGCGGCCTCAGCTTCAATGAGATCGCTGACCACATCGAGGACAACCTCTAGCATCAGCTTTGTGTGCGTCTCGTACGTACACATTGCGGCTCGCTAGAGCCATCGACAAGGGAGAGAGTATGACCGTCAAGTTCAACTACAGGTTCTTCGCAGACGGCGTTCTGAAGGACGAGGAGAACGACATCACCTACGACCAGGTTCTTGACATCCTCGGCCCGGTCGTCTGGGATGGCGAGGATGAGACCAGCGAGACCCTGCGCCTCAATGAGGAGGACTTCCAGGCTCGCGTGGAGCGCCTCGCCATCTACGGCAAGGTTGGCGACGTCGCAGAGCTGGAGCAGGACATGTCCAAGCATCTTCAGCCGGGAGCACTCGCCCTGGGCAAGATCCTGGGCGTTCCGATCGTCCTGCGCGACGTCGTCACGGTGGCGAGCGTCTGATGCCATTCACGGATCACACTCCGAAGCGAGTCGAGGTCGTAGGCTACATGACCTCCCATGACATCGACGCGATCGTCACCATGCTCGACAGGGACGACATCACGCCCGAACCGTCCGACGCCAAGAACTACGGCAAGCAGTACAAGATCACTCTTCTGATCGAAGAGTTCTGACGGGTTCCGTCGCACGTCTACGGACGTGCGCGGTTAAGGTGATACAGGGTTCCCGAAAAATAAGTAGGGGCGCACGGCTGTGGTTCAAACTCTGCGGAGTGAGGAACCCTAAGGGACGTCTCACCCGACGTCGTGCTTGTTCGCTCTGTATCACCCTATCCGCAGTACAGCGGACCGAAAAGGGAGAAAGCATGAACCCGGAAATCAAGCAGCTCTGGATCGACGCTCTTCGCTCCGGCGACTACGCGCAGGACACCTCAAAGCTGCACAACACCTTCGCCAACACCTACTGCTGCCTTGGGGTGCTGTGCGATCTGGCCGTAAAGGCTGGGGTGGCGACCGAGGAAGAGTACGGCTCCTTCGGGAACGACGAGGACCGCTCGCAGGGCACCCTTCCCAACGTGATCGGGGAGTGGTCCGGCGTCGACCCCGAAGGGCGCTTCAAGGGCACGACCGGTATCGCCCACACATCCCTGATTGGGTTGAACGACGACGCCGGATACACCTTCGAGCAGATCGCAGACGTGATCGAAGCGCAGTTCTGAGGGAGAGCACACGACGAGAGTCGTGTGCCTTCTAGTCGGGCCTACTCTCCCAGGCCCGGCCAGTGGGTACACGAAAGGAGACCGCGACGATACCAAGTACGAAGACTCAGAAGGAGAAGGTTGCCGAGTTCCTGGACTCGGACGCCACGGAGGGCAAGCCTCTCGAAGAGGTGGCTTCCATCGTGGTGGACGGTTTCCACAAGCTGTTGAAGTCCAGCCTCAAGAGACCCATCCTGCTGCCTCACGTCGGCACCGCCTTCAAGCACCCCGCCCTCAGCGGGGTGTGGCATGTGGCATGGGCTCAGGACACCAAGCTATGGCTGGTCTCCGCCACCGCCCGGTATGGCTGGTTCACGGATCAGAAGGACCAGTTCTGGGAGTATGCAGAAGAGAGCACCGCCAAGAGCGGTGCTCCGAACAACAACCCTGACTGGAACGTGGGGGATCAGGTCTCACAGTCTCAACGACAAGCCACCTTCGAGGTCGTTGCCACTGGTGACAAGTGCGTTCTCCTGCGGAACATGAAAACAGGAGTCCACCAAGTGGACTCCAACGAGAACATGGAACGGCACTACAGGCGAGAGTCGAACGTAAAGGATGACGAATGGTAGTTAACTATTCCCGTGTTCGCGTAACGGGGGCCCCTGGCTACGAAGACTTCGAGGCTGATCTAATCCTCCAGTGTGACGCTCCGGTCGGCCAAGTGTCCATCGTGGCCGACGATGATGACGAGATTCACGTCATCGACAACCGCTATGTACAAGTGATCTGAGGTTGGGGCACGGCTCGACCGTGCCCTTTCCCCTATCCCTCGTACTGCGACTCGCTCATGGCTTTGGCCTGAGCCGTAGTGGAAGGCCGTAGATGCCCGTCTGAGACGTTCCGGAGGTCGCTCCGGTCCTTGGACCCAAGGGCACGCTGAACAGCCCTCACGGCCCCGTCCAGGAGCTGTCTGGCACCTTCCTTGGTCATACCCAGCTCGCTACCGACGTTCTCAAGGGTGTAGTGGTACTTGTACCGCCACACCAGGGCGTTGTACTGCCTGTCGGCCAGCGTTCCCACCGCCTGGCTCACATCCACATAGGATGCGAGATTGTTCCCCGCTGTCGCGGGGTCCACTTTCTGCTTAGGCATCGCATCGTAGGATGATGCGAAACTCTGCCAGTCCTCGTGAGTGAAGATCACTTCGAGGATCTCCTTGATAAGGTCTGTGGAATAATGGAACACGTCATCTTCGGAGTAACCATAGATGGCTCGGTCCTCACCACGCAGAAACGTGGTGGCCACCTTGAGCATCATGTCATAGAGGGGCTTCAGTACTTCATTGTCCCTCTGCTCCGTGTCGCGAACAATGTTCCCGACCGTGTTCCTCTTCTCAAGAACCCAGACCCAGATGGCCTGTTCCGTGTCTGCCGGATCGTAGTGCTTGGGGAAGGAAGATCCGGCAGCACGGGCAGCCTTCTTCACCATCGGAGTGAGTGCCTCGTAGTTCAGCATCTTAGTACTTGGTTCCATTCAAGTAGAAGCCTCGGTCCACCATCGTGATCAGCTCAGGGTGGACACGCTTACCGTCGTCGCGCAGCAGCGCGAACGACATCACCCACGAAACCGCCCCGTCTTTGACGTATGTAGCGGCGGCAGGGTCCATAATACTTCCCGCGTTCATAGTGAAGCGCGGGGAAACCTTCCCGTCGTAACCGAAGGAGCGGGTGATAAGGAAGGGCTGGTGAGTATGTCCGAAGACAAAGTTCTTGTCGCTACCGTATCGCTTGGCGAACTTCGCATCCCAAGCGCTGGCACTGGCACAGTATCCGCCAGACTCGTGACCATGGATCGCGTAGGTGTTGGTCGCAATACGCTTCGGCCCTCGGGTATACTCGATGTTGAGGCGCTCCAGGTCGAACAGGTTCTGCATCTCCAGTGCCCGGAGGGGGCGCAGTGGCGCCCCGTACTTCTTGACGAAGTCCTGAAGGCGAAGATCGTGATTCCCTTCCAGCCAAGTGACGCTTGCGCTGGGAACCGCTTCTCGAAGCGGCTCAAGCACAGACGACACAAAGCCGTCTATGTGATCCTGTAGCGTCTCCGCATACTCTCCCGCCGTTCCCTTGCTCCACTGGGATACCTGAGGGAAGTCGATACCGTCCCCGATCTGGACGATCGTGTCCGGCTTGAGGTCGGCAGCCACGCTGATCAGCTTCTTCAGCGCAAGTGCATCATGGTAGGGATACTGGATGTCTGGCACAATCAGCGTGGTTTTCGTTGTCATACCCCACATTGTAGCACACAGGAGGACCAATGATCGTCGAAACCATCGGCATCACGCAGGGAATTCCTTTTCCGGTCGACATGGAGTACCGGAAGGACAACCCCGCAGCGGTGCAGTTCACCTTCCACACCGAGCCCAACCCCCCCGTCTGGTCCTTCTCCCGAGATCTCCTGATCGAGGTGTTCGAGGAGGGCTTCGCCGGAGAGGGTGACGTGAAGCTGCACGTGGTCTTCTCCGGGCTCAGCATTTTCCTGTGCAGCCCAGAGGGCGAGGGCATGGTCCTGCTGCCCCTGGGGGCCGTACAGAGCTTCCTGGAGGCATCCCTGACCCTCCTCCCGCCCTCGCGGGAGTCGTACGAGTGGGACGACACCATCGCCGCACTACTGGAAGGCAACTAATGTCCAGCATGAGAAGCTTCCAGCCGTACGGCCAGGACTTCGGTCCTGCTGGCTTCGCCAGCAAAAGGGCGAAGCTGACTCCGGAGCAGCGCAGCGAGATCAAGCGACGCAAGGATGAAGGCGAGAGCCCCAAGGCTCTCGCTTTGGAGTTCAAGGTCACGGCTAGCCACGTACGGAACCTGTGACCTACCTCACAAAATAACCCCCAGGGGATGCGGGAATTTTTCTGGAAGCCCCAGTGTTTCCTTAGATAGCTTGACCTGGTAAGGCCGACCTTAAGGGAGGCCGGTACGCAGGTTAGGAAACGCTGGGAAAGGTGCAGGTCAAAGGGGTGTGACTGAGGTCACACCCTGAACCCTTCGAACTATCAGGAAACTTCCAAGGTCTCTGCTACACTAAGTCTTTAGGTAGTTAAGAGAGTTAGAGTTATAGATCTACCGACCCCAAGGGAGGTAGATCGTAGAGTGTACAAAGTCTATAGATTGTATAGTATAGGAAGGGCCCTACGGGGCCCTTCCGTACATGTATAGACTATATAGATCTAGGATGGCCCTTCGGGGCCATCCATGGCGGGTGGGAAGGAACGAATGACAAAGCACTGGACAGCTAGCGCTTCATGCGCTAGCCTTCCTATAGAGAAGTTCACAGTCTCCAGAATGGGAGACCCGGAGGTCTCCCATATCACGAATACCAACACTGTGAGGGCTTACAACGACAGGAAGGTTCAAGAGGCTAAGACCATATGCTTCAGTTGCCCTGTTACTGAGGCTTGCCTTGAGCAAGCCTCTCCTGTAGACCTGTTCTGGACTGTCAGGGGTGGTCACACCCCTGACTATCTAGTCAGTAGACCGGGACCCAAGAGGGTCCCTACTGTGGACGTGAGCGACTACTTGGAGTATCGTTGCACATCCGGTCGCCATCAAGGCGACCGTCACAGAGGCTTCAAATTCAACGCTGGCAAGAGGGTTGAATACTGCCTGATGTGTGACAGCGAACAGTACCTTAAGGTTGCAGACAGGGTGGTATAATGTCTGCATGGACTCGTACCAAATAGAGCATCTCAGTTACTCACAGTACAGGACATACAAATCCTGCCCTCGGTCCTGGTACCTTGGTAAGGTTCGGCGGGCTGAAGAGATTCAGACGTGGTACATACCTATCGGCAGGGCTGTACATGACATGATCGAAGCCCACCTATCCCCCGCCATCGAAGCCCCGAAGGGGGCTGAGCAGTTCTTCTACCCGCTGGTATCTGCACAGATGGAGATTGAGCCAGACGCTTCCAAGTGGCTGGCCTCAGGGCCAGCCGGTGATCCATACGTTGAGGAACGTGCCCTGAGGCACGTTCAGGAATGCTTCGAAGCTGCTCTTGTAGAGCTTGAAAGTATAGATGTGTGGGAAGTGGAGTATGATGCAAGTGGCAGACTCCCGGGACTTGACGTCCCGGTCGTTGCTTACATAGACATCATTGGTGAGCACAAGAAGAAGGGTCCGGTGATTTGGGATTGGAAGACTGGCGGTACCAAGCCTGACAACTTCCAGCTTGAGACGTATGCAGCATTGCTGATGACCGAAGGGAGCAAGACGTATGACGGCTTCCCCTTCAAGGGTCGTTACGTTATGATCTCTCCCTCTTACGAATCTTCCACTCGGCACGTAGACCTCTCCTCGGTGTCGCCCACGGAAGTGGGCGCCAAGTATCAGGAAGCCTACGAGGCGATGACCAAGAAGATCTACAAGACCAATCACGGCTTCGGCTGTAGGTTCTGCTTCCATCAGGACAACTGCCGAGTCAACGCCGGGCCGCTGTCGGCCCGTGCTAACTACTATGATCGGAGTCATGAGGATGGATTCGAGTTCTAGTGATGATCGAGATTACTGGAACGACAAGTACTCCGAAGGTCCCGACTGCGACGTCCATGGCGAGATGATCTGGGATGCCGAAGAGGCCGAATGGGTCTGCATTGAATGCCAACTGAACGAGGAGAGTTACGTATATGGCTGAGACGTATGTCATCGAACTCGGGGTGTCAACCGACAAGATCGGATCTGACGTCGTCGATACCGTTCCGCTCTATGACTACGGTTACACCGATGAGGAGTGGGACGCGCTGAGTGCCCAGGAGCACGACGAGCTGATCAGCTCGTGGGTGGAAGAGCATGTCTGGGAGAACACCGAAAGCTGGGGGACCGTAAATCGTGGCTAAGCTGATCTGGCGCCTTCCCTCGAAGGCGGTCACGTATGGGTATGTGGAAGTTCACGCAGCCCCTGAGGAGCTGGGGCTTGAGCTTACCGAGCCTGAAGCCATGGGCATGGTATACGCAACGTACGTAGGCGCCTTCCTGAAGGGCGAGAAGGATGGCCTTGACCTCTTCATGCGGGGGGCGGAGGAGGAGCCCGCAGAGAGCCACACAGAGCCTCCTCCGGGTGACTCCGAGGCTGCCGCCAAGCGGCTAGAGGAGGGCAAGAAGCCTCGCACCGTGGATGAGGCTACTGAGATGGCAACTCAGGTGATTCAGAAGGAGTTGGGTGCTACAGTAGTAGGCGAAGAGCCACCTCCCTGGAGCAAGCCCCAAGCCGAGGCGGAGTCGAAGCCGTGGGAAAAGAAGGCGACCCCGAAGGTCGCCGCAGACGTCGCAAACACCGACTGGTAAAGGGAGAAAACAACTTGGCTACTTACGATGACCTGTTCAAGCAGAGCAGCGACAAGCGCTTCCTGAGGTTCGAGAACGACGGAGAGTCATTCCTTCTCGTGCAGACGGGTGAGCCCAACCTCGTCCCCCAGAGGAATCAGGACGGCAAGATTGTCTTCCTGGTTCAGACCACCGTGGGCGACAAGTACAAGCCCATGACGAAGGGCTCTTTCGACGAGGACGAGGTTGCCAACTTCTTCACCCCGAAGGTGGTCTCCATTCCCGTTACCGTCGCGGGCAAGAAGCTCAAGAACGGCGACAAGGATGAGGACTTCGAGCCCTTCAACATCAACTGGGAGCTGACGCAAGACCAGGAGCAGAAGTTCAAGGAGGCCCTTCTTGACACTGGTCTCCCCTCCGAGGCTGGCACCAAGTACGCTCTGAAGCGACTGTCCAGCAAGAGCAAGCCGTACACGTACTCGATTAAGATCATCGAGGACTGATCCAAGGGCGCCCCTTCGGGGGCGCCTGCTAGGGCCTGAAGTCGACTGGGATCGACGCTCCTCGCAAGGGGGTGCGGAACCGCTTGAGGGTTCGATTCCCTCCAGGCCCTTCAGGGGAGATTGGCGAGCGTTAGCCGGTTCGATTCCGGCCACGAGTCTGGCGACTGGGGCAGGTTCAATTCCTGCGAGTGACCGAGGTGACCCCAATAGGGCGGCAGCCCGCGCAGGGTGGTTCGACTCCACCCCTCCCCACGTACAACCCAACCAAGAGGAGAGAGCATGAAGTACAATCGCAAGGCAACGACCGCTCTTGCTGTCGGGCTGGGGGTCTTCATGGCTTTCGGACTGACGGCATGCATGGATGACGACGCCGACGTGGCGTCGGAGAACCTGTCTAAGGCGGCCGATAACTTCGAGGTGAACCGTCGCATCGTGATGTTCAACGGCATCACAGACAAGTACCTCATGGAGATCGTTGGCGTCTGCGCCATCACGGACGAGGGCAACCAGCTTGAGGTGATCTGCAAGACCGGCAAGAACGAGTACAAGAAGCACTTCCTCGGCCTGTCCGATAACGTCTCCTACTTCGTGGAGCAGGGCGAGCCTGTCAAGGCGAGCGCCAACCACTACCGGGTCACCTTCAAGCCTCAGTCCATTCTCTCCGACTTCGACTTCCGTGGCAGCACGGACGACCTTCCGGCGTCTCAGCCGTGAAGATTCTCATGGAGTTTGAGGGCGGCACAGAGATCGTCATCACTGACGAGACGTTCGTGGAGTTCCTGAATCGCCAGGCGTCCGTCCGGCCGGACGGCTTTATCGTCTTCGACGCCAGCGCATACCCCAAGTCCTCCCTGATCCGTATGACAAGGGTTCCGGAGGCGTGACCCTGACCGAGGAGCAACAGAAGGATCTCGACGAGAAGGCGAAGCGATTCGCTGAGACGAAGGGTGGTAAGTGAAGAGTCTGCATAGAACGGTTCGACGGGGAGTCAGCAGCGGGGAACCGCTGCCTTCCCCCTGGCCCATCTTCGAACAGAAGAAGATGCACTTCCGTCGCGGTTCTATCAGCATGATTGCTGGTCCGCCTGGCAGCATGAAGACCGTGCTCACCCTGAATATCGTGAAGCAGATGGGCGTGGAAGTTCCCACGCTCTACCATTCTTCCGACTCGGACGACTTCACGATGGCCAGCCGCACGCTCTCCATGCTGACCAGAACCCCGACAGACGAGACAGAGCTTTGGGTGATGACCAAGAAGCAGCTCGCTTACGATGCACTCAAAGACATGGACCACATCAGATGGTCGTTCAAGTCCAGCCCGACACTCGAACACATGTGGCTTGAAGCCGAAGCCTTCAGGGAGCTGAAGGGTGAGTACCCTCATCACACGGTGATCGACATCATGATGGACATCGACTATGAGGGTGCAGGAGAACAGAACTACTGGGCTCTCATGGCTGAACTTAAGGACATGGCCCGTGAGCAAGAGACGGCGATCACAGTGGTGCATCACACTTCAGAGTCGGCAAAGGGGGGCAGCCCTCCCCCCCGCTCCGCCATCATGGGAAAGGCGAATCAACTACCGACGCTCATTGTCACTCTTTGGGGCGACAGTCACGCTGGAACGCTGGACGTGGCCACAGTCAAGAACCGCTTCGGCCCTCAGGATGCGATGGGTAAGAAGTACTTCTCGATGATGGCAGATCCTGCGATCTGCCTCATTGACGAACTGCCCAACGATGGGCTACTCTTCAGGGACGGCGTCACCGTTGGTGACGACGACAAGGTTGACGCTTGGAAGGGCGGTAAGTGGTGAAGGACTACAAGGTTAAGATGTGGATCGGCGGACTGCCGGAAGGTTTGTCGGTGCAGGATCTGGAACTGATGCTGTATCGAGTGCTCAAGCATTCCGACTTGGCGATCTGCGTCACTGAGATTCTCGAAGTCTCTGACATCGAGGACGACTTCCACGAAATGGACTGCGACTAATGCACTACATCGTGAACGTATTCGTAAAGCCCGGCGATTCCCTTGAGGACGCCATGGCACCATTCCGCGAAGACATTGGCGTAGATGACGATGCTGGCGCCTGGCACGGTCAGCGTCAGTGGGATTGGTGGGTTGAGGGTGGCCGCTGGGAAGGTTACTTCAACGAGTCAACCAATGTCACCACGGCTGGTGAGCTGGTGAGCGGTGAGGTGAAGGGGAAGTTCGATACTCCCTTCTCCTTCGTGACCTTGTCGAAGGTTGACGGCTACCCGAACGTGTCCCGACTGTGGCACAGTAAGGAGACCCACGTCCCCGTTGGCTTCTATGAGGAATCTAAGAGGCGGGACGGGTCACCTAGCTGGGGGCTGTCTTACTTCATTGACGCTCCGAACTACAAGAAGCACTTCGAGGACTATCTTCGAGAGGTGCCCGCAGATACTCTCGTCTATGCGGTGGATGTGCATAGTTGATGTGGGGAACCTGTCCAACCTGTGGCCAACCGAAAAGAAAGTGCTGGTGTCAGACATGAGCTGTCCCGTTCCTCCCGGCAATGAACACTACCCGATCGACACGGTAGTGAACGGAGTTCCCGTTCGCATGTGCGCCAAGTGCCAGCAGGTATACTGATGGCTAGCCAAAGCCGGAAAAACAGAGGTTACCGTACTCAGAAGGTGTTCGCTGAGTACATCAAGGACATCTTCCCATACGCTGAGCCCACTGGCGCTGGACGCCAGGGGCGTGATATCCTCAGCACTCCAGGGGTTTGGTTCGAGCTGAAGGCTCGAACCGGATTCAACCCTCTCGCTGCACTCAAGCAAATTGAGGCGGAGATGAAGGGCGAAATGCTTGCCCTTCACAGGGGTGTCGCAGTTCTTCGGATGAACGGTCAGGGCGAACAGAACATCGGAGAGTGGGTGGCCTGTATGCGAGTGGACACCCTCAAGGAACTACTGAAGGAGGCAGGATATGACGGCGCTTGATGAGCACGTGAACGAGTGGCTGAAGGAGAAGTTCCTTCAGTCTTCCCACTACTACCCCGCCACCATGGGCGAGCCGGAAGACATCAGCGTCCTTGAGGCTGACATGGGGTGGGAGTGTGGGTGCTACTCCGAGTTCACTCGGGATGACACGTTCGTCTTCCGGGCCAAGATTCGCAAGGGTGACGGCACCGTCTTCGAGTGGAGCTATGGACACTGGTGGGATCTGCCATCCTTCATCGAAGAGCTTGACGAGTACATCAACGACTCATGCCCCTACAGCGAGGAAGACTGATGCCTGACCCCAACGACAGCATGATGGACCGTGCTCTCGATGCGTACGAGCAGAGCACTGGACAGGAGCCCGACACTCGGGACTTCGTGGCACTTCAGGATGCCGTGAAGAATTACGAAGATGAGCTGGACGGCTCCAAGTAGCGGCGATGGGGCGAGGGACAGGTTCCTTCGCCCCGCCTGTCGCTGCGGATTGAAGAAGGTTCCGGCCGCATCCTTGCACGGCAAGGATGACGGCAAGTGCTACAGACACCCCGAGAAATGGGAGGGGGAATCCGATGAAACTGACTGACGATGAACTTCGGGAGTTGCACAGTGCGGCTTATGACGTCGCCTACTATGGCGATGATGAGATCGTGTACACTTCAAGGGGTGACAGTCTCCGAGCGGCAGTGAGGAAGCTTGAGGATGAGGAGAAGCGGCGAGGGCTACAGTGATAGTCTCCCTCAGTTCCCGATTGGCCCAATCCTTGTACACTATGGCGGCGAAGATCCCCCCGTGGGCTACGGACCCCGTCCATACCGATGCCCTTTTCATGGTGATAGCAGCGCTTCTGCTACGGTGAAGACCATCGAGGATGAGGAGCAGTGGTTCAACTGCCACGCATCCGACTGTCCCACCGGGAACGCTGTCCAGATCATCATGAAGAAGGAGAATCTTGACTACAAAGCGGCTCTCGAAAGAGCAGAGAGCATTGCTGGAGAAGACGACTCTGGAGTACGCAAGGCATCTGGACGTCGCGGCCGAATGGCTGGCGGGACGAGGGCTGGATCTGGAGTTCGCTCGTTCAAGAGGTCTTGGCGTAGTGACTGACCCTCCGCCTCAGCACTACCATATGCGTGGGCGGTTGGCCATTCCCTACTTGACCGACGCTGGCCCTGTGGCCATCGTCGCCAGGTGCATCGAAGACCATGACTGCAAGACGGTTCCGGACCACAGCAAGATAGCCAAGCCGAGCGGGCAGGGAAACCTTCTGTATGGCGTTCAGAGCGTCTCGTGGGCCGAGGAGTGGATAGTGGCTACAGAGGGCGAGATAGACGCCCTCACGTGGCAGCAGATGGGCGTACCGGCCGTCTCTATCCCCGGCGCCAAGAACTGGAAGCCTCATTGGGTCAACGTCTTCGAGGACTTCAGTCGTGTACACTTGGCGGAGGACGGAGATGCGGGCGGGAAGGAGTTGTGGGACAAGATGTCCTATGAACTCAGCAACGCCATTCGCATGAGGATGCCGGATGGCGAGGACAGCAACAGCATGTTCCTCAAATCTGGCAAAGAGTATCTGCTCAACAGGATCAGGAAGTAGGGAGTCTCCATGGATCGAGTTTACGTCATCCATAACGAGTGGCATGATGGGGTGAACGGTGGCGCAGAAGTTGTGGGGTCTCGGTTCTTCGCCTCAGAGGGTGAAGCTTGGCTTCACCTCAAGCAGATAGCCGACGCTCATGATGTCGGACTCTACGAGGACGACACGAGTTTCGAAGAGACCTTCGGCATTGACGGCGAGCAGGAATACTACATTGGGGAGCTGTACAACGATGGGCAAGCATAGCGGTCAGCAGGACCCGAACGACGTGCAGGGCCCCTATGGGCCCGGCCCGCACCCCACTCCGGAAGAGTCGCAGAAGAAGGCCGACGACTTCGACCGGCAGTACGGGAACGGCGGAGACAGGCGCAAGAAGTGATCTTAGAGTACGGGCAGTGTTCACATCCTGCCATCGAGAAGCGTGCTGACGGCCGTTGGTACTGCACCGAATGCGGACAGCTGAGGGGCTGACATGAAGGATGCGTATGGAGTGGAGATCGAGGAGGGCGACATCGTCCTTTCGATCGCCAACAGTGGTAACATCAAGTTCGGAAAGGTCGTTCTTGGCCGCAAGGGCAACCTTCTGGTGGAGCACCACACGGACATTGGCTGGTACTACTCCAAGCGTAAGTGGAACAAGGAGACCAAGGAGTTCGACCACAGGCCCGACCCGATCCGCACCCAGATCAGCACCACCAACATCGTCATCCGGAAGGCTAATGGATGGCTGACCGACACCATGGAAGGAATCCTGGACCTTGACTAACAACTGCAAGCAGCCCCCTCACTTCCCGCCGCACTGCGGATGTCCGGCAGGATGACGAGACCCGAATGGGACCAGACCTTTTCAGAGATTGCGAAGGTCTGGTCCCTTCGCTCCACGTGTACACGGCGCCAGGTGGGCGCCGTTCTGGTCAAGGACAAGAGGGTGATCGGTAATGGATACAACGGGGTCCCGTCAGGAAAGCTCCACTGCGTGGACGGAGGCTGCCCAAGAGGGCAGCTCTCCTATGGAGAGGTTTCGATGGGGGCGGATTACAACCAGTTCCCCTGCCACGCTCTCCACGCAGAGCACAATGCAGTGCTTCAAGCTGGACTCGAACGGTGCATGGGTGCAACACTCTACGTCACCGCAGAGCCTTGCCAGCAATGCATCAACCTCATCGAACACGCCGGAATAGCAAGGGTTGTGATAGTATGAAGTGGCTCAGCATCTTCAAGCACAAGAATGAGCAACCCCAGGATGAGCAGCGCGACCCGGACTACTGCTGGACTCATGGCAAGATTGAGCGACAGGAGGATGGCAAGTGAGCACCGAGAAGGATGAGGCTCCTCAGGAGCCGATCAAGGACCCGGTCCGGAACCCGAAGGGCAACAAGTGAGCATCGCATTCCAGGCATGGCCGAAGACTCCGCGCCTGTTCCGTGACATCGTGGTGACCGAGAAGATCGACGGCACCAACAGCGCCATCATCATTCAGCAGTCTACTGACGAGTTCCAGGATGACCCTGGAACGGTTCTGAAGTACATGTGGGATGATGACGGCTTCAGGTACATGATCGGCGCCCAGTCCCGTAACCGGCTGATCACTCCCGGCAAGACGACCGATAATTACGGCTTCGCTGGTTGGGTTCAGGAGAACGCTGATCAGCTGTTCGGGCTTCTTGGCCCTGGTCGCCACTACGGTGAGTGGTGGGGCAAGGGTATCGCTCGGAATTACGGAATGGACTTCAGGGTCTTCAGTCTGTTCAACACCGACCGATACGACGGCTTGGCCGCAGAGGTTGGCGACCATGTGGTCGACACTGTTCCGGTCCTGTACCATGGCGAGTTCAGCGAGAGCGTCATCAAGGGCGCTCTGACAGATCTTCACTGGGGCGGCTCCGAGGCCGCTCCGGGATTCGCGAATCCTGAGGGCATCTGCGTGTACCACACGCAGTCCAAGCAGGTCTACAAGGTCACGCTCGACGGTAACGACAAGGGTAAGTGGGAGACCGATGGGCGATGAACACGGTAAGAACGATGACGGAGACTGGGACGGCGGTTCCGGTACCGGTGACCAGGGCGACGAGCACCGAGAGGACGAAGAGTGACTGAAATCATCATCACTGACACCGAGGCTGGAACCAATCCGAGTGCAACCTTCACCTTCGGGAAGGATGACGGGCCGACCGCAGAAGTCACCCTCACCCTGACCATGGAAGGGGCTCTCGCTGAGGCCCTCGGCGTCGACATGGATGATCACGAGGCCCTTCATGAACTCGCTGATCAGATGTTCGCAGCCCTTCTGAGCCCCCTGGTTCGGTGAGGGTAGTTGTAGTCAAGAGGCTTCCTGACGGACGGCTGTCCATGAAGATCCAGCAGAGAGGGCAGAATGAACAAGAAACTTCAGGCCGCAATCGCACGAGAGGTGGCTCATCAGATGGCCGCGACTGCCGTCGCGGGGGTCAGCAAGATGTGGATCACTGAGGAGGTAAGAGATCAGCTCCTCGACGGTTTGGCCGACAACGCTCCTTGGCTCGCTGAACTCGTCGATGCCGTAGATCAGGATCTGAAGGTCTTGATCGACAGCATCTCCCTTCGTTTCTAGGAAACAAAAAAAGAGGGGCCCCATTGGGGCCCCTCTGGTATTACGGTTCTATCGGTGGAGTTCCGGGATCAGGTATGATCGGCGGAATCTCTAGCGGCGTCGGTTCCTCTATGACGATGTCCGGTATGGGTACTTCCGGAGGGATCTCCCACGCATGGCGGTCGATGCAGTCGTTCGTGGCCACGTCGTGACAGTCAGGCCAGGCGCAGCCCTCCGGAAACGTGGGTCGTGGACACAGGTAAGTGCATTGCGACAGCGGTGGCCGACCCGCAGGCATCTCTTCCATAATCATTTGACCTCCGGGCTGTCGATCCCCAGCTTGTGAAGCCAGATCTCGACCGCAGGGATCTGCATCAGCCGACTGAGAATAGCCGACGCCCCCAAGAGCGTCGCCCCAACGCCCACGCTGGTACTGATACCGAGGGCGGGGATGAGGACAGGGAACAGGGCGACCAGAGGAATCAGGATCTGGAGCGCCGTACGCACAGGCTTAATCCACTCGTTCACTTCTTCTTCCTCCCTGCCTTTTTCTTGGCGGCTGCGGCATCCTTCACGGCCTTACCGGCACCTGACCGGATGTCCTTGTCGAACTTGCGCGGCTTCTCATTCTTGTACTGAATGGTAACTCCTCAGTCTCTCCACCTGGCGAGCCGTGGGCTCGTCGATGTAACCGGTGACTCGCAGTCCGAAGAGCTGCTGAAGTCCTCTTACGTGAGAGATGGTGCCTTCATCCATCTCTCCAGTCTCATTGCAGCGCAATACGCGCTGCACATGCGTGACCGCATCGTGCTCAAACTGTGTCGTTGGTCGAACGATGGTGCGCTTGAACCAGGCTGGCTTCTGCTCAGGAGATTCCATGAGCACCAACCCTGTCAGCAATCCTGTCAACGACCCCCCGGACGCCTTGAACTTCTATCTTCACCGCTTCGACTTCGGCTCGCTGCGTGACAAGTCCTTCGAGGACTTCTACGCGCCCCTTGAGGTCAGCGATGAGGGCATCCTTCTCCTCACCCTTCTGGGTAAGTGTTGCTACCTGGATCTGAAGAAGTTCTACGACATCGACAGCTATCCCCATAGCTGTTCCGCTGCCACTCTTCTTACCACCCATGTATCCGCCGATCGTTCCGGCAAGGCCGATGACGATTGCGACGATGGCTTCTACGCCCATTCTCTCTCCCTATACAGACTCTGCGACAGTGCGCATAATCACTGTCAGGTATCCTCCTAGCGTCGAACCCCCAGGGCCCGGTGGGGCCAGCTGAGTGAACTTCCAGTCGTCGATGATGACGAGAGTTGATATGTCTTCGTATAGCTCCTGGAATGTCACTACGTCGCCAGCTCTGGCCAGTGCCCTGAAATCTTCCAGTCTCTGTCTTGCGTAGCCGTCTGTGCCTACCCTCTGACCGCCCATGTCGGACTCTTCATCGAAGCATTGGAACGTGTGGCTGATCATCCTCTGCCTAATGGAGCCAGGGAGGGCCTTTACCTGCCAGCCGTTCAGGATGCCACCCAAAGTGGCATCCGTTCCCAGCCTGCCAAGAGTGATCTTCAGTTGAATCCACACCTGAGGACCATTCGGCTGAGGGGTCGAGATGTCCCCAGTGCCAGGGCTGAAGTTCTGGTCGTAGGTGATGTAAGGAATCTCGGTTCCGGTCTGCGTGAGGATGGAAACCTGGACCGTACCCTGGAGCGGTGAAGGTGTGCGCACCGACAGAAACTTGTACAGCTTCGGCTCTTCGGTGTTGTACCGAATCCGACCAGTCTTCAGGTAGCCGGTGGGGTACAGGTCGGTTGCACTCTGCAACCAGACCGAGTTGGTCAGCACCATCATGACCAGTCGGCCAGAGTTTCCCAGGATAGTTACCGAGCTGATCGGATTCGTCTGGCCAGAGGCGTAGATGTCGCGGGCGTAGGCGTACCGTACAGCCCTCGTCGCCTGCTCTTGCACCTGAGTACCCAGGTCCACCCTGAAGAGCCCGGAGGAGCCATCGTGGGCTCCCGCTGAGCCCACGTACATGAACCTGTCGAAGCCCACAATGCTGATACAGCCGCCAGCGGGGGTGAAGAGCAGTGGCCCATAGGCCACGTCGCCATTCGAGTCGAACTCTCCGACCCTGAAACCCTTCGTCGTGGCGATGCCGACGAACGTTCCGATGTAGCCGTAGATGGTATTGATCTGCTCACCCACCGGAGTGGATGCGGTGACCGTGGCCTGAATCACCTCGGTGGAGCCGTTGAAGTCGATGCCGAACTTGTGGATGTTCGAGGTGGTGGTGTTCTGTCCTGCGATGTACCAGCCCTGAGGGCCCTCGGTAATACTTCTCCACCGCCACGTAGGGTCGGTGTGAATGTACGCAGCAGATCCAGGGAGCGCCGCAGTCGCTCCCGTATTGATCGGAACAGCCCACACCTGGTTGTCGATGCAGACAACGATCCTGCCCTTGACGAATTCGATAGCTCCCGTAGTGGGAGTGATCGGCAGGGTGTACATCTTGGTTGCGGCACCGGTATCGATTCCTGACCAGATGCCATCGGAGGCGAGGATCAGAGTCCTTGGTCCAGTGTTGGCGAAGTCCAGAGTGTTGCCGATGGAAGGGTTACTGGCAAAGACACGGCCTGAGGCCGTGACCTTGAAGAGTGAACCACCATCAGCATAGAAGGCAGCATCCACACCAGAGTTGTCCACATATCCGCGAGCCCTGTTGAAGGTGGACGACAATGTGTACAGATTGCTGGGGACCTTGAGTAGGCTCACCTGACCAGAGGTCCAGGGGTCTACGCCAAGGCTGTCCTGGAATCTGAAGTTGAACTGGTTGTCATTGTCCGGGTCCTGGTAAAGGATTCCAGCGCCAGCCGTGAAGTTCGACTGAGATCTGAGCCACCAGCCATAGATGGACTGTTCGCCAGGTTCCGCGAAGCTGTCGAATTGCTGCTTTCTGATCTCTGCCATGCCCTCGGTGTAAGGCCACGCATCACGCGTGGCCGACAGGAATGGAATCCCTCCGATGGCGTAGTTGAACTCGTAGTCCTGAAGGTTGTAGCTCCCTCCTCCGGACGTTCCGGAGAAGTTGTTGAGCTGCCACGGTATCTGATGGACGACATCCATTGCGCCTCCTAGCTAAGAGCCCCACGAAGGCCGATAGAACGATAGTCGAACGTGGCGGTTGAGGCACCGCTTACGCGGTGCTGCATGGTGACCGTCAAAGTTTCCCCAGCAATAAGGCTGGAGAGCAGGTGTTCAAGACTGAGTGACAGGTTCGTAGTACCGTTGCCACTCCAGATTAGAGCCGCGTTGTCGTTGGCGCTGTAAACCGTACCTGAAGAGCTGCCCACCGCAGTGAAGCTGGTGATATTGTTGGTGGTTGTGCTGTTCCTTCCGGTTTCCCGGATGAACACCCAGACCTTGCCGGACGGTGGAACGACGATCGTCTGAGAGATCGGGTTGGCGGTGGCGGTGTAGGTGGTGCTGGTTGTGGTACGAGTGGCCGTGTCCTCGACGAACCGGCTCTCCACGGTATTGGCGATGAAGGAGCCGGAGGAAGTGACGCCACTGACACTCGCCCCGCCGAGCGTGGCGAAGTTACCGGATTCGGTAATGCTGGCCACGATGGAGTTCGCCGGATTGACCCACTGCTGAAGATTTCCCGTGTAGCCCACATTCGATCCACCGACAGACAGGATGGCGCCCGTCAGGACGCCAGGCTGAGCAACCGTTGCACCAACATTGGCCAGAAACCTTCCGGTATTCTGCACCGAAACCACAGTGGTGGGTGTACTGTTCTGGATTCTGATGATGTCAGCCGATTGGGCTGCTGCCGCCCGGATGTTCACCTGAACCTGGGCGGGATCTTGCCCCACCTGACTAATATGTCCATCGTTGAATACGGTGAACCTCTCAGTGCCACCGCCCGAAGCGGCGATCCTGATGGATCGCTTGGTTGCCAGGGTGTCTGGTGCCACAATGTCCACAACAGGCTGAGTGGTGGTAGTGGTGGGCACCATTCCGATGGTGCCACCTGACAGTGCGTGGAATCTAGAGGTCGTGCCATTAGTATCGACGGCACGAATGCGGAAGGTTCCGTCTCCGTCTCCCGCCTGGTTGATGGACACTATGCGACCGTTGCCACCCACGTAAGCCATGGCGTTCAGGCCGACTTCACTGTCCAGCCACGCCATTCGGTCGGAGGTCAGGTTGGTCGAATCACCAATGACGGAAGTCCGCCAGATGCCGACATTGTAAATGTCTACATTCTGAAGTGTGCCAGTGGCTTTCGTGAGAGTCTTGTTCGTGAGGGTCTGAGTGTCGGTCGTTCCCACGACCGCACCAGCTACACCATGAACTCCGACAGAGGACGCTTCGTGCGTCCTCGACTCAGTGAAGTCCCGGGCGGAGGTAACGTGACGGACCACTGCACCGATGTTGTGAGAGCTGGCAGACGTTCCATCAACTCCGCGAGTGATGGTGAGGGTGAGTCCGCCTACGGCGGTAACGTCCACAAGCTCTTCATTAGCTGCACCGTAGTCGAGAGACAGGGTGTAGGGAGTTGACCCAGGAAGGCCAGCAGTGCTGACGACTTGGATCGTAGTGTTGGATGGACCGACCCCACCCGTAAGGGTGGTGGCGGGAGCGACAGAGGAATAGAAGCGAGAGTTGGCCATGTTGCCTTCCTATCCGTTGAACGATTGGTAGGACTCGAAGAGACGCTGAAGCCTGTCTCGTTCCTCCGTGAGTCGCTTGGTGTACAGCTGAAGGTAGAACTTGGAGGCGTCTGCACCAGCTCCAGTAGGAACGAGTGGCGCCCTTTCGGTCGCCTCGATCTGCTTCTGCTGAAGTCGTGCAGCTTCGTAGGCGGGAAGCAGGCGCCAGCAGGCGCCGTAGACGACCATGTCTATGTAGCGCTCGGGGAATCCTGTGGTCGTCTCGAAGTCGTCCGCGTTGGCGGTGAGGGTGTTGGGCTTCTTCGTGTAGCTGACTCGGATGTTCCGGCCTGGAACGACGAAATCCCTCATGATCTGAAGAGTCTTACCGGTCGGTGTCGGAGTGGGCTTCACCTGCCCTGGCGTCGTAGACGCCAGAGGATTGAATCTCCACGAAGACAGAGGGAACCAGACGGCCGAAGGGCCGATGGTGTTGACCGTCACCTTGTAGACATCCTCGACATCTACCGGAAGTGGATACTCGTAGCGTGCTGCGATCTTCGGGAACTCGTACTCCCCAAACACCCAGAGGTCCGGATAGAGGGCCTGGATCGTATCGTTGATAGCTTCCTTCACCCGAGCGAGAGGGTAGACCGGATCGTCTGTGACGATAGCGTCTACCGAGTGGGCGCTCGGGGTTGTCCCCTCGACTCCCCGTCCACTCAGGTTAGCCATCACCGTGACAGTTCCGGTCGACTGATCCATTCGGTTGACAAGAATTAGCTCATCGTCAATCTCCACCAGCCCACGAGAAATACTCTTCACTGTGCCGACGTCAACGTTGAACGTCGTATCGGTGGCCGTCATGGGATCTGCCAGAAAGGTGATGGACGCCTGGTCCTTGGAGTAGCCAAGAAGCTGCTGCTTGACCCTTGAGGTGATGTCCGCAAACGTGACAGCCATGTCAGCTCCTAGAGAAGTCGGCCAGCGATCTGGCCTGAGCTGGTGCCTGAAGCACCAGCGGTGAATGTGACAGCGGTTCCGGAGACTCCGCCAGAAATGTAGACGTCTGAGATGGTGTTGGCCGAAGCGACCGAAGTGAGCGCAAGACCATTGATGGTGATCTGGTGAATAGTTCCAGCTGTGGTGCTCACGGTCGGGGCGTTCGTGCCTGCCAGAGCAATGCACCCAGAAAGGCTCACAGAGCCGTAGAACGTCCTCCCGGCAGGTACCGTGTACAGGGTGCCAGTGGCCGTGGCAGAGCCTCTCACAATGTCACCTGCGACCGGTATGGGGGTGGCTACGGTCACCGTCCCAGACACTGGCTGGGTGGCCGGGAAGTTGGAGACAGAGACCGCACCCGAGATGGGCTGAGTGGCAGGCAGGTTGCTTACGGCAACCGTGCCGCTTACCGCCTGGGTGAGCGGGAAGTTGCCGACAAGGACAGAGCCATCAGCCTGAGGCTTCAGCCTCTTGGTGCCGTCGTCGGGGTTCTCGATGTATACACCTTGAGGCATTACTTGATCCTTGTCGCGGTGATAGATGCGGCTACAGTAATGTTGGCGGAACCATCCGCCACTGCATTCACGGACAGATTGGTGGCCCCATCGAGGGCCACATAGAACGTGAAGAAGTAGGGCAGCTCAAGAACCGCAGCGCTCATCAGGACATGAGTGGTCGCACCGATCCTGAACTGTCCATTATTGAAGAGGCTCGGCGTACCCGACCCTCCCGCTATGCGGTGAACATCCACCCGATAGAAACCAGCGGGCGGGGATGTGAGCGTGCAGACGGCCTGTCCAGCTAGGATGTTGGTCACCTGATCGGAGGCGTGCAAGCTGGTTGCGCCAGAATATTCACTGGCCTGCACCGTGATGGCGGAGGAAGTGAGGGCGACAGGAACAGTGCCCTCGATCCTGACTGTCTGTTCAGCTGCCACTTTCCACCCGCCTCATCGCAGCATCTATCTGATGCTGCTTCGTCCCCTCAGGCTGAACCCCTTGAGAGACTGCCGAGTCATAGTTGTTCAGCTCTTTGTCCCAAGCGCTCTGACGCGCTTGGTAGTCATCGTTCACGTGAGGGGACAGGTGAAGGTTCTTCGATCGCAGACATTCCCCGAAGGACTTGTGGTCCTTCGTGACGCAGGCCGAGGAACAGTTCTTACCCTTGGCAGGTGCACATTTCGAACGTGCCCCCACAGTTCGGACAGTTGCCATTCATCGCTCTCCTTCCAGGCCGATAGCTTCGATCTTCTGCCAGGGGACGAGAACGATCTCAGTCTGTGGCGAGATGGTCATATTCCAGCGGAACTTCACAAACGTCTCATCGAAGTCGATGACCTCAAGGCCGGTGAGGGTTCGCCCACCCTTCTCAAGGGAGACGATGGCACCCTTCTTGAGGAAGGAGCCACGCTCCGTGGCGACCTCTTTCTTCTGCGTGGGTGGCATCAGATCTCCTCGATCGAGGGTGCCAGTTCAGCGATAGCCTTGTGCGTCCACATCGAAGCGTTCTCCAGCTCCGTAAACATGACCGACTTGGCACGACCATCCGGACAGATAGAGTCCAGCTTTTCAGCGAACTCTCGGAACAGGATACGCACGTCCCTATGCTTGGGCAGGGTGGCATTCGCTCCCTCGATGGTCGCTTTGTGGAATCCGAAGCGGTGTTCAATCTCTTCACGCGTCATTAGTCATTGTCTCCGATCGAGTTTGTGGTGTAGATTCCTTCGCGGTAACTGTCGTGATCAGAACCAAGCTCAGCCTGACGGTGCAGGGCGATGACTTCGATGAGATGGGATTCCTGAATCCCCTTCTCGTTGTGGTCGACCAGAGTGGTGTTACCCGAAGGGCCGCAGATCGAGCAATGCTCAGACATGCAGTGGTGGAACTCTGTTTCACCCGCCACCTTGGCGGGATCGTAGGTGTTATGCATTGCTCTCCTAGGCGGGGGTGAAGTTGGATGCGTCAGCAGCGCCAGACGCTATGATGTCGGCTCGAACCTGGTCATCTACGATCCACTCATACCCACCACGAAAGTAGTGAAGATCTGTGGATGCGGCAGGCCAGAATTCTGTATCCTCATTCGGGTTCGGGGGCAGGTTCACTGCCCCCAGTTCGTTCGTGTAAGCGTCATATCGAACTTGCTCATAGACGCCGGGCGATACTTCCATGACGGATACCGCACGATCCATGCGGTAGCGCTCCATCAGCGGAGACCATGCGAAAGGAGCCTCCGCAACCGTGGGTGTGGTAAACAGCCAGTCAGCCATGAAGGCTCCTCTCGGGTTAGACTACAACTTCACTGAGACTGAACCAGTTGGTTCCGTCATTGATCAGCTGGACACGCCCCAGCGTGGCCGGAACCACGTAGGTGGCAGCGCCGTCGATGGTTGCGCCGGTCGAAGTGATCGTCGCAGCACCGGCAGCAGTGTTGATGAAACTGAACAGGCGACCCGGCGTAAACGTCGAGATCGCGGGCAGCGTCACGGCCTTGGCGGCCGTGTTCGTGTAGACGATGACAGAGTCCGTAGCAAGGACAGTGTCAGTCGTACCGGTCGCAGTGCGAACCGTGTACGACGTGTTGTCAAAACCGGAAATGGCAATCCCTCCTCAGGGAAGAGGGGAGGGCCGAAGCCCTCCCCAGATTCATCAGGCAGCGTTACGAGCCGAAGAGGTGGTCTGAGCCACGATCAGCGACTCCGGGCGGTAGAGAGACCAGCCAGCCACGCCGTACCAGCCAAGGGGCTGGAAGCGGGTCAGCTTGTCGACGACCGGACCGCGAACCGTGTGGAACTCCTCCGCAACAGCCTCAGCAAGGGCCTGCTGGCCGGTGAAGTAGGTGTTGAACACACGGGTCTGAGCCGCGCCAGCACCAGCACCAGACTGAACGTTCTGGTTACGAGGGGTCTCGATGTAGCAGGCACCCTCGTACTCACCAATCTCGCCCGCCCAGATGTTCCCCGCAGCAGAGTAGTTGTGCGGGTCACGCCAGGCAGCCGCCCCGGTTTCCCGACGCAGGTCGTAAGAGACCTGCGGGTGGATGTAGGCGGTGTAGTAGCTGCCCTTGTTCGGGTGAACCTTGTTCGTCCGAAGCTGGGTAACAGAGAAGCGGGCCATGTCCGACGTGAAGACGTCGGTGCCAGTGATCGCCGTAAGGGCGATCGGGTTGGTGGGCGTGGTGCCGAAACCGTAACCAACCGTGCCACCGCCACGCCGAAGCGTCTGGGTGCCAGCGGCAAGCACGTTCTGAACCAGAAGGTCAACAGAGTCGACCAGGTTCCACGCAACCTGGTTCACCAGACCGGCAGTAACGTCGGTGAAAGAGAACAGGTCGAGCTTGTTGCTGACCAGGATCGCGTTACCGTACTCATTCAGGGTAACGGAAACCGTGGTCGGGTTACCGGCCGCAACAGCGTCCGGGTCAACCAGCTCATTCAGCGGGGTGATGGACTGCGCGAGATCCTGGTACAGCGAGAACACAACGCTGGAACCAGGCATGGCCTGCTGAACAGGTCGCTTGTCAGCGATCATCCGGTAAAGCGGGTGGGCACGAAGAGCGAACTCAAGAGCGCGGTCGTACGTGGTCTGTACGAGGGCGCTCATTGCCGCAGTGCCCGTAAAGGCGTTAGCCATTACAACTCCTTAGGGAAGTTGCCTGACTACGTAGTACGCGTTCCGTTCTGGAACGCGGCAATCAGGCTATTGATGTCGGTAGCGTCATTGACAGCCGCATGCGCAGCTTCAAAATTACCCATCGGCTGACCGTTCGAACCAGACTGGTTGAACGATTCGAACTGCTTCTGCTGTTCGTCCGTAAGGGCAGGCTGCTGCACAGCAGCCTCAGTCGCAGGGTTACCACCCTGGCTGTCTCCACCGAAGACGGAACGCATGGAGTCCACCCATTCCTTTGCCTTCTGCGGATCGTTGGGACCCTGGTACACGGTCTGTGCCCCAGGAACCCCCAGGGATGTAAAGACAGTAGCCATCTTCTCCTTCGCCTGATCCTCAAGGAAGCTCGTAAGCTTGCTGTTGAGTTCATCGTTCTGGCGCTTGAGTTCGGCTGCATAGTCACGAAGTGCCTTGGGGCCATTCAGTTCGCTGTTGTTGCCCTGGCCGTCGTTCTCGTCTTCGAAACCCCACTGAGTCATGATGACTCCTCCCATAAGTTTGCAGGCCAAATTGGCGGGTTGGGGAACCCGCTTCTCGCTCCCGCTTGGTTGGTTGATTGCCGGACTTGTACGATGAATGGGGCCGGTCGGTCCATTCATGGTAGCGGGAAGGAGATTTGAACTCCTGATTCTGGGGCATGAACCCAGCGTGATCCCTCTTCACTATCCCGCTCCGATACGATGATTATATCATCGTATCATTACGTCACCTGGCTCCACCCGATTGAGCAAGCCCACCCCTTGCGCCGCCCGTAGCGGCGCTGAAGGAGCCACGCTCCTGACTGAGAAGCCTTGCCTTCTTCTTGATGGCCTCACCGGAACCCTGGAAGATTGCCTCTTCACTGGTCCGCTGGTTCCAGTCGGAACCGTAGATCTGGCCGAGGGCCCGCATAGTCTCCAGTTCACTGGCAACCTGCGAGTATCCAGACTGAGCCTGGTCCTTGGAGATCCCTTCAAGGGCAAGCTGCTCAGAGTAGGTGGTGTCGAATGTGAGGCCCTGCTGAAGTGCAGCAGCGCCGATCTGTGCGGTGGCGGCAGACTTCTGAAGGATTGGCAGAGCCTTGTCCGGGCTCAAGAAGTAAGCCGTGAGTTCGTTGTCGTTGATGCCCATCTGGTTCAGGGCCTTGCGGTAGTTCGGGTTCGCCAGGACCGTCGCCTGGGTGGCGAGGTCCACCCTGGACTGAACTTCCGAGGGCGATACGTTCTTCCCGATCCAGATGTTGAAGTCCGAGGGCTGGTCGTAGAAGCCGGACGGAAGTCCGGCGCTCTGCATGATCTGACGGTAGCTGGCCTCCGTAGCCAAATACTCGGCGGGGGAAAGGACAGGAAGTCCAGCACCCTTGCGTGCTTCATTGCCAGCGAACCTGGTCTTGTACTCCTGCGTATCCTGAAGCAAGATGCTGATCGTGTCTGCCGAGTAACCGTTCTTCACGAACTCGTAGATCTTACCGGCCAGAGTCTCCAGTCCATAGTTCTTGAACAGGGAGTTGATCGCAAGGAAGGCGTCTCTGTTGTCGCCGGACAACAGCTTGTCATACTGTCCGGTCTGCTCGTAGACCCTGTTCTGTTCGGTGGTCCGAGTGGTGTTCAGGGAGGTGAGCTGATCCTGTGCGGCTTTGATCTGCTTGTTGATCAGCGCCTTTTGGGCGCTGGTCTTGGCTGCTGCAAGGTTCTTCTGAAGCATGGTGATCGTGCGATTCACCGCAGTGATCCTGGCGTCAATGTCCTTGAGCGGGCTGGTCGGTATGGCTGGTGTGGTCATCTTCTCTCCCCGCTAGTACTTGACGCCGAAGTCCGCAAGGACTTGGTGGGCAACCTGCATGAGGCTGTTCTGTGCGTTCTGTGTCTTCTTCCAGCGAGGATCATTCCGAAGCTGGTTCTCGAACTGCCACAACGGCATCACCTCAGTGACTCCGGTAGCCTTGTTCTTGTTCTGGAGTGCAGTCTTGATCGTGTTGTCCTGTACTGATAGCGATCCGCCAGGAACCTCAAGGATGCTTTGCATGCTCTGAATGTAGGGCGAGGCGATGTCCGCAACCGTCTGTCCTGCGTCGATCTGCTTGGAGTACTGTGGGTACAGCGCCTTCGCCTGCTGGCGAATGGCGCTCTGGTAGTCCTGAATGGTCCCCACTCCACGAACGATGTTCCTTGCCCTGTCTGCGTACCAGGTGGAAGACATGGTCACCCCCATGTCATAGGCGAAGCTCCTGAGCTTCTGGAGAGCCTCACCGCCCTCACCCTCTTCATACTCCCCGAAGTACACGTACTTGCCGAGGTAGTCACGAAGCTGGGATTCGTTCCACCCCTTGGCCACCATGTTGTAAGCGAGGGTGCGGTACTGGGCCTGAATGTTCTTGATGAACTTCGGGCTCTCTACGATGCCCAACTGGTTCGCCAACTGGCGAACCTGAGTGTACGCCTGGCTCAACTTCTGATCGGCAGTCTTGGGGTCACCGTACTTGAGTGTCAAGAACTCTCGCTCCGAAGAGGAGCGGGACTTCCACCACTTGGTATCCCGAAGTTCCGCCTGGAACTTCTGGGCGGTCCACTGCCCCTTCACTGCTGCATTGAAGAGTTTCTTCAGCTCCGCGTCGGAGTTCATCAAAGACTCGACAAAGCCGTACTGCTCGGCCAGCTCGCTGCTGGCGAGCTTGGCAACCTCTGTGCCGCTGTAGTTCGACACCCCAGAAGAGGTTGATGTGGTGGTGCTAGATCCTCCGCTGTATCCAGAGGCGTGGTTTATGACGCTGTTGACATACTTGTAGACCGGAGGGTTGCCATAGGTCTTGTTCGGATTGGACTGCCCCGAGTACCACATGGCAGCGGCGCCCTTGGCGCCGTACTTGTTGTAGTAGCCCTGGAGAACTCCACGAGCCACAGCCTCCTGGGCCTTGGAGTTGCTCAGGAACTGTTGAGGAGTTAGGGACTTCCCCCAGTACTTCTTGGTCCACGAGGGGATGTTTGCCCCCATGACCTGATACTTCCCGTAGGCTCGGTCACCTTTGACCCACACGCCAACGGCTCCGTAGTTGCCACCGGACTCCTGCTTGGAGATTGCCCAGAAGAATGCATCAAAAGACGGGTTGGCCACTGGACCTCCAAAGAGTAGGGCGGGGATGAGGGCAAGGCTAGCGAGAAGCGACAAGACCCATGTCCTTCAAGACGTTCAGGCCAACGGTCATCGTACTGTTCCTGGCGTTGGTCGTAGCTTTCCAGCGAGGATCATTTCGAAGCTGTTGCTGGAAGTCTGTGAGCGTCATGCCAGCAGGCTTGCCGCTCTTGTCCATACCGTTCAGCGCTTGCTTGATCGTGGGGTCGAGTACGTCGATGCCCTGATAGGGCATCTCCAACTCCTGGCTCATCATCTGCGTGTAAGGCGAAGCTATGTCTGCCACGTTCACTCCCGCCTCGATCTGCTTCTGATAGGCAGGGAACATGGAGACAGCTGACTGTCTGATCTGATTCTGGAAGTCCTCAGTTGTGGCAAGCTTCTTCACCACAAGCTGAGCCTGCGTCTTGATCGCCTCATCAGAGAGCTTTACGCCGTTGGCGTACGCGAACTGACGCATGGTGTACTCATGGAGTCCGGCCTCACCCTTCAGGGTGCCATCCTTCGTGAAGGTGACATAGCCTCCGAGGGCGTTGCGCATCTGGCCTTCGTCGTCCAGGATTCCAGTCTCGATAGCGTTCTTCACGATGCCGCTGATCTTGTTCTCCGGAATGGCTGCACCAAGCTCGGCAGCGAGCTGCCTCACCTTCAGAATGCCAGCGGACAGCTGGGCATTCCAAGTGGCCGGATCAGTCTTCTGAGTAACCTGGGCCTGTCGCCTGGTCTCCGAGTTCGACTTCCACCAGGCACTGTCCCGAAGTTCCGCCTGGAACTTCTCTGGAGTCCACTGACCGCTCACCGCTGAACCGAACAACTTCTTCAGTTCAGGGTTGGAGTTCAGGAACCCGTAAGCCCAGCCGTACGAGGAGGCCAGCTCCTCGGACGAAAGCTTCGGAGTCTCCTCGTAGTCCGACTGGGATGCTCCGGTGGAATGGACGCCGCTGATGCGGCGTCCTCCCAGGAACTTGTCCAGGTAGTAACCCTTGGTGACGTCGACAATTTCCACACTCTTGCCGGGGCGGGGAGTATGGATCATCCTGCCGTTACCCAGATAGATTCCTACGTGACTCGGAGTGTTCTTACCTGCGGTATCGAAGAACATCAGGTCTCCGGGCCTGAGGCCCTTCATCCCTACCGGGGCGCCCTGACCGATCTGGTCGTAGGTGACTCGCGGTAGGGAGATGCCGAAGTGCTTGAAGACCTGCTGAACGAGGCCGGAGCAGTCGACTCCACTCTTCAGGCTATTGCCACCCCATACGTACGGTACGCCGATGAACTGCTTGGCGTACTCGCCAATGGCGTTGCCGTCAATCGCCATCACCCACCGCCGATCATCTGCATGAGGGCGTTGTAGTAGGTGGTTCCAGCTTGGTACTTGCCATACTCCTTGGTCTCCACTGTCGGATTCTGTACCAATGCCGCCCTGGCGGCATCGGAAACCCCGCCAGCCGTAGTGCTGGACTGCGAGGTGACATCGACCTGTCCGGTAGACAGGTCGGGAGAGAGCTGCTGAGTAGTAGTTGTGACGGTCGGGTTGGCCTTCTCGTAGCCTGAGATGGTAGACCTGAACTTAGCCAGCTCCTTGGGCGTGGGAGCCCTTCCTAGGGCCTGCTGAAGGACTTGCGTCACAAGGGCTTGCGCCTCCTCGGGGGAGGAGAGGTCGATCTGTTTGCTTGTGGTGGTCTTGGAGGTTGGACCCACGTACTTGATCCGCTCCCCAGTGGCCACGTCGAAGACCCAGTCCCCCTGCCTCTGCGTACCGTACTTGCCCTTCTGGCTACTCCAGGAGTCCATCACATCCATGGGAGTCCAGGGCTTCTGGTTGCCCTTGATCCCCAGGTTGAAGAGGACGGAGGATCGAACCATGTCCTGCCATGCAGACTGGATCTGAGGCATTCCCATGCCGACCTCGAAGCCAGGAATCTTGTTGACGATTCCCTTGTTCACGAACTCCCTCAGCTTATTGGCATCCCACGAAGTGGGAGCCAATACGGCAGACTGGTAATCAGTGTAACCAGTCATGCCGTATCCCAGCTGACTCTTAGGAACAACCCCAATGGGGCCGATGTCGGCCCCAAGGAACACCTTGTACTGACTGTAGGGGTCGTTCGAGAAGAAGTTGTTCGTGGGGTTGTTCGCAGCGGAGCTGGCCTCAGCTATACCCTGCTTCATGAGACTATCAAGAGACTTAGTCCCGGGTATTGTCCCTAGCGGGTTGGGGTTGATCTTCCCTCCGCCAAGGGATTCAAACAGCGAGGGTGTAGTCATGACTGCTCCTAACTGAGGTCGTCACTCTCAAGGTAGCGATGGAAGATGTCAGAGAATCCGAGGGAGTTGTTTACGAGATAGAGTTGCAGAGTGCGGAGCTGCATACCGATATCGGCATTGGCTCCAGTGGGAGTTCCGTCCAGTCCGAAGCTCAGCTGACTTCCTCCCCGCTCCGCCAGTTGAGACTTCAGTAGCTCACGCTGCTGAATGTAGGCGGCTAGAGGAACAAGCTCCTGGGCTCTCATCGGATCTGACATGATGCGCTCATCAGAGACAAGCTTCTTCATGGCGTTGATCCTCTGAGGAATCTTGACCATGTTCACCGTACCGTAGTCCACATACCACTCAGGGTACATTTCACTCATGGCGGTGGTGAGGGTGGTCTTGAGCTGAGCGAAAGGCTCAGCTCCCTTCTGGTTGTAGGACTTGAAGCCGCTCCGGATCGTCGCGGCATCGATGGCTCCGATGTACTTGTTGTACTGTTCCCAGCCGAGATCCTTCTGATTCTGCTTGATGGCTTCGAGCGGAGTGATCTTCTCCCTCATCTTGATGCCATTCAGCAAGCCGTCCATCTGCTTCCGGTAGACCGAGTTCGAGAACTTGCCCTGGTTGTAGACATCGCCAACGATCAGCGATGCAAGGTCAGGGTCCTCAGCAATCAGGTCACCATACATCTCGGCAGTGTGCTGAGCTGACAGGTTGGACTGAACTCCGATACTCTTGCTCATGGATGCGGTGAAGGCGAAGTAGTCCTCGCCGTACTTCTGGAAGAAGTTGGCCTTGGCGTTCTTCGGGTCCGTCTGCTGCATCGTCTTGTACTGGTCTACGAAGAACTGGTAGGGCGTCTTCGTAAGCGGAGTCTCCTTCGTTCGAGCGGGAGAGATCCAGTTCGTAAGGGCTTCCAGGAACGTGAACTGCTTCGCGTTCTTCTGGACGGTCTTCCAGTCCGGAGCATCCCCACCATTGGCGTGCTCGGCGCTCTGGCGCTGCCACTCAGCCAGAACGTTGTCCTGGTATGCCTGAGCAGTACCACCACCAGCGGCAGCATCGAATGCTGCCCAGGCGTCCTTCATGTAGGCGGGAGTGAAGGCATCCTTGACGCCGGTACCTTCCCCCGGACCGTAAGGCATGATCTTCGTCCACTGAAGGAAGTCGCCAACACCGGGAGCGGCCTTGGCAATGTTCGTGCCAGCAAGCTGAACGAACGGGCCGGTGCCGGGGCTGAACCATGGATCGCCAGGAAGGATAGTGTTGATGGCGCTCAGGCTCAGCCTGACGCCACCGGTATTCACCTGGCCGACTCCCTTGATGTTCTTCGTCTCTCCGGGCATGCGAAGGGTAAGCATGCGCTTCTCCAGTGGAACGAACGCCTTGCTCTTCTTGCCGCTCTCGTCTTCGGTCTCCACGTTTCCGTATTGATCGACAGGACGACCGTACTGGTCAGTGACAAGCCCAGCAGCAACCGGAGCATTGTAGATCTTGGCTGCGGTTCCGAGGAACTGAGGCTTCTCAGCAATCAGTCCACCCCAACGCTGTAGCCCATCCATATGAGCCGAAAGGAACGGAGACATGAATCGAAGCGCCTCAGTAGCCGTGGTCCTGGTCGGGTCGTAGACGACCTGACTGATATCCTTCCTCGCCAGCTTGTCAGACTTGTTGAGAAGCTTCTGAAGATCCTGCATGTCCAGATCGTCAGACAGTCCACTCTCTCGGCGGAATGACAGCTCCTGGTCGACCATCTGCCTCATGCGAGCCTCCTGGGCTCGCAGGTAGATCGGCTGCCTTGCCATCACATCGTTAGGAAGAGTCGACAGTCGACGGAACCCTTCAGCGATCTTGTCGTCCACAATGCGCGCAGCAGTCTGCTTGCTGAACATTGCGGTAAGGGCCTTCAGCTCCTCACCGTGGACCGGAGGGAAGTCCTCCTGGGCGACAGCCTTACGGAGATCCTGTTCAAGGATCTCCTCGCCCTTGGCTAGTTTGCCCTGAAGGGCGGTGCCCTCAGGGAGATACTGGTCAAGGGTCTGCTTGATGGCCTGAATGGTGCCATCGGTGTCGCGGGCCCTCGGTCCGAGCTGGCTCATGTGATACTTGCCAGCAGGCGTACGAACCCAAGCCTTGGCCTTGGCCAGGGTGGGATCTTCAGCCACCAGACGGAACAGGTCATCCTGGCGGAACTGCTTGTTCAGACCGTCCAGCCATGAAGACATGTAGTTCGGATCGTCTGGAGTGACAACATGCCAGCTTCCAGTCTTGATGATGCGACCATTGTCGATGGCCTCGCCACGGGCAAAGATGGTCTGCATGGCGTGAGCGGAGGTGATCTGATCCCGAGGAACAGGATTCTCCCACTCCTTCGAGAATGCCTGAGGAATCTCCCGACCCTCGTGCTCGATCACTCCTTCGCCGAGGCGTCGCCCAG